CACGAACAACCCGCTTGGGCGTGACTCAACGGCGACATTCACCGAAGTTGCCTCAACAGAGGTACCATTGATTTGATGTTTGGCGAGATAGCTGTCAGTTCTTTTTGCCCCGCCGAAACAGACCATCATATAGCTCGTTACCATTTGGCCAGACACCGGATAAGTCCCGCTCCAGTCGTCGGGAATCTCGAGATAAGCGATTGTTGCTGATCCTTCCGCGCCATAACCAGCGCCGATTGACTTAAAAACGGTCATGGGGGTGTTGTTGTAGACAGGATTTCTCGTTCCCGAGTTTGACGTGCCAGCTCCCAAAAAAAACAGGATGCGTTTTTTGGCGGCGGGAAGGGTGAAGGTCGGCGAGATGTTATAGCCTCCCCAACCAGAGATGCTGAGCAGGTGTATCATGTCAGTTCCACCTGCACGATTGCGAATAAGCCCATCTGACCACCATTTGCCAATGCCGTTCCGCCGCCATGATCATCACAGTCTATTCTCAGCCAATCACCGGTCGCCAGTATCGCATTGGTCGGGTTAACTTCACCCGCCGTGCCGGTATAGGAAGTGCGTTCGTTAGGCAGGATCGCGGCGCAGGTGCTCAGAATATCGACGATCGTTCCTCCCCTGTCTCTCGCAATTTGTACAAGCACCGTGCCAGCTGTGCCAGCGGTGGCAATGCCGGCATGTACGTTTTGAATCACACCACCGTTCAGGGATGCCGGCACGGGGAACATGTGCACTCGGTCACCCTTGTAGGTTGGTTCTTCAAAATTGATCGCCTCAATGATTACCTCTTTCGTTTTTGCGAGATTGTAAACATGCGCGATGTTTCCTGACACCTGCTCGTTCATCATTGCGGCTGTTACTGTTTCGCCTGTTATCCATGTTTTCGGAATTTTGTAAGCCATTTAACCTCCTAATAGCCCAGTATGGTTGTTTGACCAAGCTGGCTTTGCGTAGCGCTGTCTAAAATCCACGCTTCATAAGTTTCGTAGATTGCTTCTTTCAGTGTGTAGCTGAATGAGATAACATCACCCTGCGCGATATCGAAATCAAGACCTTGAATAAAATAGTCGTTCTCAATCCCAACAGTCCTGTCAACAATATGAATTTTGTCGCCAACATTCAGGTCGAGAAAGGCGCTGGCCAGCAGGTCAGGATATTCACTTTCCGTTTCATCCCGATTGGCAATAAAAGTTATTTTTGTGATCGACGTGAGTTTTTGTCTATGTTTGTCGAGAAGCCCGATCGCAATGTCCTTAGTCACCAGCGGGTTGTCCTGATATTGCATGTCAACGCCAAGATCAATCGTCCCTTCGTACAGGATAAAACCGTCATCCGCCTCAACATTTTCAATCATCCGGTAGGTATAGATACCTCTTCCCCGCGCTTGCAGGTGGGTCACGAATCCAGCTGTTGTGCCGTTGTTTGTGATTGTGTAGTCAACGCCGTTCGTGCCGTAGACGGCGGTCACCGTCAGGTCGGCGGTAATATCCGTTCCGGTGTTGTCCTCTGCGGTGTTTCCGAGATAGTCTGTGCCTGATACCGGATCAACAGTTGAGAGCGCCGCCACGCTCACTGCCAGCTGATCAGGGTCTCTGAATGAGCCCTTGAGCGTGATCGTTTCTTCAGCGCCGATGCTTAGCGCTCGATCGAGGACGAATAAGGCGACGTTCTGAGTGTCAATGCGCCGCGGATAGGCTTTCGTCGTTACCTGATTGAAATAGTGCTTTGCGTGATCAATCGCCGCTGTTTTGTGCGCATCAATGAATACCGCATCAGCCTGGCTAAATGAGTGTTGGGTTACCCGAACGCTGCCGTCCTGAGTGATCCTGATATCATTGTCCTGTGTAACCCGAGTGTCTGAATCAAAGGTTGAAACGTTCACGGATGCCAGCGGCTTGCCAGATCGATAGCCTCTGTTCTCAACGACCAGCACTTCGTCTCTCGCATCTGTTTGTTTGGTGTAGACATAGCCAAGTTCTGATAATGTCGCTTTGCTAACTTCAGTCAGCCCGCGCGTTTTCTCAGAAATCGTGTCGAACACAAATGCGAAGGTAGACCGGCCAGTGCCGTATGAAGTTGACAATGGCTTCACCGGCATGTTGTCGATGATAAGCTCTACTACTTCTTCAAGTCGTTTGTCGGTCGCATAAGCCGGCAGATTCAGCTGATGCGTCGCCAGCTGTTGCATGTAGTCGAGCACTTCAATTTTTGTAACAACGAGCTTGTTGTTCGTCTGAATGCTGATTCCGTTAACTGCCACTCTTCCGTAGAATCTTGTTCTTACGCGCCCCTCAGCGCTTACCCGCAGCCTGAAATACATTCCGCCGTGAAAGCCAGCCATGCAATTTGGATGGCACGGCGTAAATTGATTGTCTGTATTGATGAGCGTTAAAGACAGCTTGCCAGTTGACGCCACCCTTGAAAGCGGGTGCGCGTCCCTGATCCCAACAGACGCGCGGATGCCGGCAGGTTGAAGCCTGTATTGGTTCAGGTCTATCCACCTGTTGTTCAGCAAAAATTCGCATTTAATGTCGTCAAATCTCATTTCAACCTACCATCAAGAGCGCATCTCTCACCGCCATTGCGATGTCTTGCGCAGTCGGGATGCGCGCAATAGCATCCATTAACCCAGCGTTCGACCCGCCCAGCATTGCTCCTGTCTGCGCAGTTGTATAGACCCGCCCGTTCGTCTCGGGTACGAACAGTTCAGGCCCTCGCTCGCCTACCAGATAAGGCGTCCCCGCCATTCCATACCCGCCTGTAGCGCGCCCTGTCACAGTCGATCCTATGCCTCCGGTAAACGACCATGTGTCAATCCCTTTCGGCAACCCACCGATTGTTTCGATTGTTAATACAATTTTTGCGTTGTACTCTCTTTCAACCTTTTCAAGCGCTGCCTGAAGCGCATCAATATTTGCCATCGCCTCTGCTACCGCGCTGTTTAAAGGTGCGAATGAAGTTTCAAATGCTTTCGCGGCATCTTGAAACTTGCTGATATCGCCAGATAGCAGCTGCTTGTAAAGCTCGTCCATCTTGAGCTTCATTTCAAACTCCATCACATAGTTTGTGCCGTATGTTTTATCCAGAATATCAAGAGATGTTTTGTACTTTTCAAGTAAAATTATTCCCCGGTCGAAGTCTTCATCGAGCTTTCCTTTTAGCCCTCCAGACACCCCCAGGTTCCATTTGTCTACGGCAATATTGAGATCGGAATAGGCTACGAGCAATGAGCTTCTTAAAGCATCTGCGGTCTCCTCAAAATCTTGTCTTAATGTGCCAAGATTCGCGCTTTGTACCGCAAACATGCGCGCATCAACAATGCCAAGCTCGGTTGACAGTCCAATCGCAGCGCGTTCTGAGTTGTAGAGGTCTTCGGTGATCATCCCGAGCGAGATGCTCGCGCTTTCCATCTTGGAAGTGAAATCAGACCAACCGGTAGAAGTTCTGAAGAAATTCATGACCAAATCTTCCTGACTTGAATTGAGTTTGTCAATTTGATCTATTGTTGTTCCTGTGATCTGATTCAGTTTTCTTTCGGCGGCTGAAATCGCGTCTAACCGCGTTTCGTAGATTTTGCTCTCTTCATTTGCGATTGCCAATACCTGATTGTATTGTTCGCGCGTTATTGTTCCAGACGCGAGGCTGCTGTTTAGGCGGTTAAACAGATCATCAAATATTGGCGCAGCGGCATGCGCTTCGTTAGCTCCCTCAAGAATAGCGGCTCCGAAGGCGGGAATAGATTTAAATACCTCACTAATGTCTTTCTTAAAGTTGTCTTTCCATGTTTTAGATGCCGCTTCCCAGCGCGAGAATGATGCCTCAGCATCATCGCCAAAGTTCCCCATTTCTTTTATAAGAGGCTGAGTTGCTTCGATTGTGCTGTTGACCAAAGCCTGTTTCTTTTCAATGTTCGTGAGCTCTTTTGATGTGACGCCGATTGATTTTGCATAAGCATCGTAAGCGCTGGCACTGTCAAGCACAATGCCCAAATTATCCAAAATCTGCGGGCTCAGCCTGCCAATACCAGTCACGATGTCGTTAAACGCGTCTGTTGCTGACATGCCCATGACACGCCCTCGTGCAACTGCAACTTCCATCAGCTTTGCCAGATCATCAGCACTTCTGCCAACACCAAGAATCAGAGCTCTTGCCGATGATCGGATGATGTCAGTTTCAGCTACCATGCCTTGTGATGCCTTAGTCACAGAGGCAACGACATCCGCCATGCTAATGCCCATTGTCGTTGCGAGATCAGAGGCAGCCTGTTCCATTGCTGCAAGTGCCGCGCCTTCTCGGGCGTCATCCATAACCCTCTTAACCCCATCGGCCACTTTTGCTGTAAGATCGAGCGCCTGGTTTAGCCCAAACATCATCCCGCCAATGTTCATGACGAGCCCGCCAAAACCAGTCCCTATCTTGCCGACATCGCCAGCAAGTCCTTCGAGTCCAGCCTTTGTGTTGCTCAATCCCTTTTCAAGCCCGGAAGTATCAGCGCCAATCGACGCGAACAATGAAGCTATTTGAATTCCACCTGCCATTTCACCTCACCAAAGAACGTTCAGCTTTGCGCTTGCCATCGCGCACGTGAACCCATTCCTGAAAGTCTTTCACCGAGAGCGCGTCTACATACTCCAGCGACCAGCCTGTCTCTTTCACAAGCTCCCAGCGCCAGAACTCCCACGGCATGCCGGTTTTGCCGATCATTGCCATGTAGACGCGCCCGCTCAGTTTTTTGCATCGTCAATATCATTTGCCTCTTTGAACGATGTCCATACGCCTACCGCGATTTTGCGAAAGTCAATCGGGTTTAGCTTGCTAAGTTCCTCTGCGGTCATTCCCACCAACTTGCCAACGATCACATCCGTGACTTCGTAGTTAGTGTCTTTGTTGATCATGGCGCGCCACTCAGTTTGCGTGATTGCCGTCCAGTCGTAATCGACAGTACGCCCGTCAGAGAGGGTTACCATTTCCCGTCTGCCTTCGCGCCGTTCTTCTGGAACGTGCAGCTGATCTCAACCACCTCGTTGTAGGGGATGTTCATTTTCGCGCCCATCGCGATTGCAGGGTAAGACTCTTTGCTCTTTCCAGTCGTTGTGCCCTCAGGCGAAATGATCAACGTACCTCCAGTGCCGGCCTCGAGCGCATTTCTCAACGCTGTGCCGCCTGCTTGGTACAGTCCGCTGTACTCAATCGTGGCGTCCTTGATCGTGGCAATGTAGGTTTTGTCGGCGTCTGAACCTGCGGTAGTCTCCGCAAGGTCGATGCTCGGGTTTACCGAAAGTGTGCGGAAGTCTGTTGACAGAACCACCGTTCCGCCGGAGTAAGCCCATTGAATGTTCAAATCTTTTCCAGTAATTTCAGCCATTTTGTTCTCCTATAGCTTTTATGATTTATCCATACGTACGCGGTAATAAGCACCGCAAGCCCACGTATGCTTTCCTGCCTCGTCAATTTCTGGCAGTAAAAAATCTTCTTCACGCGCCAGCCAAAAGTTATTCCAGCCGGCCACGGATAAAGTCCCTG